TACTGAGCCTGAAAAAGAGTATTGGGCAATGATTTTGTTGTCACTATTTTCTGATTAACTCTCTCATCCTTGCGAAGCCCATGACCAATAAGCCAATGCCGCATAAGAAAAAGAAGAGGATCAACAGAAAATCTATCGCAGTAATCTTCGACTTATCGAAAAACAACATGGTTACGCTCGGGTAAAGGAAAAACGTCACCATGAACAGGTACACAGCCAAAAACTTAATTCTTTCCATCGCTTATTTACCTATCATGAATTGTGACGGTGGCACCAGAAACTCGTTGCCCTGCTCTCGCTCTACGCGGCGCTGATAACGCTCAAGCGATCCGGGGTCCAGAGAGTCTTGTATCCGGTTCAGGATCAAACCGTTCATAGCTGTGCGCAGCCAGAAAATGTTGAGAAATGGCGTGTTGTCCAGCGTCGTTCTGTACCAGTCGCCCAAATCCGCCTCACCGCGCGTTGTCTGCTGCAGCAGCGTGATGATGCTGTCAGCGTTGGACGCCGCCGGCCCCATCAGAGACGTCACCGGCCCTGCCCCCATCCGGTTTACCTCTCCGAACATAAAATCTCCGAGGATGCCGAGCCCGCCACCCTGTGCCGCCGCCGCAAGAAACGTTTTCGCATCTGCCGGGCGCGGTGTCTGCCCTTTCAGCATCAGCTTTGCCTGCATTGAGACGTAGCCAAACAGAGTCGCCCAGACAAAGAGATTTGCGGCGCCCATGAAAGCGCCATTCCCGTTACGCATCAGCGCATTGGTAAGCGAGGTGGTTTTCGATTCTCCGAGCCCTGCCGGGGTATACCCGCGGCCAAAAACCTCACGCCCGAGCACGTTCTGCATGAAACTGGCTGTAAATGATTTGTACTGCCCAGCGAAGCGGATCGCCTCGCCCGCCACTGTTCCCGGAACCGTCCCCATCTTCATAAAAGCCTGCGTGCGGTCGCCGGGCTCGGACATAGCAATGTTCAGGCGATCGAGGATATAGCCGCGCAGCTGGCCTTCGAGTTGGTCGCGCGCGTCGGCGATTGCGCGTTCCGTTGGGTTTATCCCTTTGCTTTCAACATAACGGGCAATCACGTCATCCGGCACGCCGCGGACGCCGCTGGTCGTCATGAACTTGCGACCCTCGCTGTCGGCCATGTCCATGTTACGGAAAATTTCCCATTCCCGGTCACCGATACCATGAAGGTCGAGGACGCGGCGCAGGTCTTCAGGCAAGCTGCCGTGGGGCTGGTCAGCATTTTTAGCCAGCCAGTTGGTAATCATCAGGGCGTTGGAGTTGCGGCCGCTCTCGGTCCAGAAATTCATCAGGTTATATTTGAAAAACAGCTGCTGCGCGCGCCCCATTTTCCCGGTAAGCGAGTCGTCGCCGGAGATACGCCGGATGATTTCCTGCGTCATTGCGTCAGAATAAACGCCGATTGAAGATAGGATCTCTTTCTGTTCCGCGCTGTTATACCGGGAGAAACGCCCTTTCATGGCGCCCAGCACCGCCTGCATAAAGTTCTGTCCCTGGTAGCGCATTTCAGTTGCGGCGATCGGCACGTCGTTGAATGAAGAGATAACGGCGCCACCGAGCTGGCTCATACGCAACCAGCCCCGCACCGCGGCGGAAGCGTTGGCCCAGCCAACACTGCCAGGGATATTTAGCGAACCGTCAACCTGTGGCATTACCGTTCTATTAAGACGGCGAACTTTGGTCATGTAGTCCGCGAGCGCCGCCGGGTTGCCTGACTTACTTACGTCATCGGCCAGCGTGTCTGTCAGGTATTTGAACATGTTGCCTGGATTGGTTCCCAGCATGCGCATCATGCCTGTATTGCGCGCCGCGCTGTTAAGGCCGCCGAATAATGCTTCGCGCAGGCTGCCGGTGCCGAACTGCTGATTGTATTCGTGCCAGGAGATCCCGTCTTTGAAATGCAGCACGCGCTCCTGGCTGGCTCGCTTCGCCGCATTTGCCGAACCCTTGAAGCCGTTCATCCAGTCTGGCTTTTCTGATGTCAGGTGGACGCCAGAGGCCAGACCGTTATACACGTTCCGCATGAACTGATCGCGGTCGGCGACGCCATCGAAAGTGCGCTCATCGAGGCGCGGAAGAATTGCATTGCGCCAGGCATCATACCCGGCAGCGCGGATCTTCATGATGTCATGCGACTGTCGAACGATATAGCCCGGCTCTTTGCGTATCCACGCCCCAGCGCGGTTCTCGTCGATGCGTGCCGCTTCCTGCCACTTCATGATAATCTGCGCCGCACTGACCGACTGTTTCGTCATTCCTTCGGTAGATGCGCCGCGGCCAATTCGCCACATTGCGTCAGCGATTTCACGGTCGTTGCTGCCGCTGGCGATGAATTTAACCAGTCCGGCTCGGTCGAAATCGTAATTGATGCCTGCGTGATATTTCCCGCGAAGTTGCGCCACCTCTGAGGATACCGACCGGCGCGCCCCTGTGCGCGCATCGTTACGCCCTACCAGTATCGCCTCCAGTCCTATATCCGGGCGGTCTTTCCAGACAGTGCGCAGCTCGCCGAGTCGCTGAGCCGCCACGCGGGTGTTAATCGCTTTATTGCGCGCTTCAATCTGTTTTGCCAGCACGTCAGCGTTACTTAGTTCTTCGGCGGCGCGCATGGCTGCCTCTTCGAGTGACAGCGCCTCGTTGCTGGCAAGTATGCGGTTTGTTGTGTCGCGCATATCGCGCACCAGCCCTTCCATTTCATCAGCCGACAGCTCGCGGCCAGCGGCGGCGTTAACAGTGCGCTCGCATTGCGTCAGGAATTCGTTGGCAGCCATCAGATCCCCCGGTTAATCATACAGGCAGCAAAAGCCCGGAAAGCGTTGCTCATGCTATTGTCGCTGGCCTCAGCGCGAATAGCATTGAGGTTTTCGCGCATCGTGGCCGCGAGCTCCGGATTATCGACAGCGATATCATCCAGCAGCGCGTTGCTTATATTGAATTCGTTCTCAAGATCAGCTGCGGCGGCTGTCAGCTCATGATCTGCTTTCTGCGTTTCCTGATAAACGCGATCGGCAGTTTCGCTAACCGGGCGCGCAGTTTCATCAACCTGCCGCGCCGGGTTCTGTATGCGCTGGATAGCGCGCTCGCGCAGAGCCGGTTTATGCAGCTCATAGAAAGGCTCAACGTCCGGGCTACGGCCTTCCATCATGTGCGCCAGCGCGGCGCGGTAAGCCTGCTGGTTGACGCTCCAATCTGCCTCCCTGATAGCGCTGGCGGCGGTGCGCACTGCACCGGCGACCGGCGACATCTGCATGCCGTCGCGGATCTGCTGCGCGCGCTCGGCGATGGTGACTTTCAGGTCGTCTGGTATCTCGCCGCGGGAAAGCTGGGCCTGTCGGCCACGCGCCTGCTCGGCGGCGGCATTACGCTCAAGCGCCTGGTTTATCTCTTCATTACGGGCGGAAATCTGCGCTTTCTCGGCATCGATATCTTTCTGAGCCAGACGGCGAGCGTCCTTGAATTTCATGCGCTGCGCCTGGTATTCCGATGTACGCTGTTGCAGGGTGGCGTCTACCTCATCAGCGCGGCGAAGGCTGGCAGAAAGCTCGGTGCGCAGGTCTGCAACGTTGTCAATCTGCCCGGTTTGCAGATCCTGCAGGCGCGCCATGTATTCAGGCACCACGTCATCATAAGCACGGCTGTAAGCATAACTCTCAGCATCGCTGGAAATGGCCGCAGCCAAATCCGCATTTGTGCCACGCTCAGGGATATTTACACCAGACGGGATGTTGTCCGGCGTTATGACCGGCGTTGGCTGAGATTCTGGTTGGATATCCGCCTGCACCAGCGGAGCGGCGGAATCATTGGAAAAAAAAAAAAATCAAAAACTCATAAAGAGTCCCGCCCGCGCGCGCACCAGGTCGGCGATAAGACCGCCGCCTGCATGCATCAAACCGCCAGCCATAGTGTTGAAAAAGGTGCTTTCCAGCGCGTTTCCGTAGGTAAAGTCATCGCCGCCGGCCGCCGCCGCCTGGGCAGTTAACGGCACGGTCGCCACGGCCTGAGCTGCGCCCATGCGCGCACCGGCAAACAGACGTTCCCCAAACCGCCCTGCGACAGAGGCCGCCTTCGCCTCGCCAGCGAAAGGCACCAGCGCCAGAGCCACGTTTCCGGGATCCACCATCGATCCCGCCAGGCTGGCAGCGAAATTAAGCGGTGTCGCCGCCCAGCCACTCGGCGCAGACATGGCGATCTGCTGACGAGCCAGCGAGTTCTGGCGTTCCTCCACCACGTGATCGAGAAACGCTTTTGTCACACCGCTGTCCGGGACGTTGATGCTTTTAACGCCATACTGCTTGAGCCGCTCGTCAGCCTCCTGCTTGCTGACAATTGCAGAGTTAGGATCGTTCGCCAGCCTGTCAGCGGAAGAAAACCGAACGCCCGACATGACCGGGCCTTCTTCAAATCCCTGCTGCAAGGAAGAGAGCAGCGATTCGCCCAGACCGGCAGGCGCGTTACTGATGGGCTGGTTAATGCCTGTGCCCGGATCTTCTGTAAAAATTGGCATGTTATCGTCCTGACTGCTGGCCGTTCTGGAGGATGTCGAGAATGTTTTCGCGCTGGCTCTCTACGCTGTAATTTTTCGACTGACCCGGCGTGTATTTCACTGGCGTGTCGATGAATTTGGTCAGTTTGTTCCAGGTCGATCGGGTGCCTGTTCCGAGTTTCGCCAGGTCGCTGAATGGAACGGTGATCGGGTTGCCGTCGGCACCGTTCACCAGCAGACCATTCATCATCAGGGTGAGCCCGCTTTCATTGCTGTTCGTGACCCACTGCGCGCTCTCTTTTATGCGAGACAGGCTTTGCTCTTTGTTGACCGCCTCTGGCAGCCGCGGGTCGCCAATCAGCGGCATAATCTGCTCGGATGACAGATTTTCAAGGTAGGCGTTTGCGCCGTCGGTTACGTCGCGCAAATCAAGCCCGGTGCGGTTTGGCAGGCGCCACGTTCCACTGGTCTGGTATTGCTCGCCAAGAATGTCCTGATACGCCTGTTTCGCCGCGTCAGAGGCCGACATGCCGCGCTGCATGTTGATATACGTCAGGCGCTTGCCCTGCTCGTTGAAGTTGTTCCAAACGGCAGTGCCGCCAGGCTGTACAACCATCGTGCTGGCGAAGTCTTTAGCCTGATCGTTCCATGAGGAATCAGCTTTATCAGCGTCAGGCTTCTCGAAGCTTCCCCGCAGGTCAGCCGTTTTAACGCCGCGGTTCTGCCACAGAGCGTTTGCCGCACGCGGGTTTTCAGTTGCCATCACAACCTGTAGCGCCGGGAATGCATTTTTCTGTACCTGCTGCATCACCTGATCGGAGTATTTCCCGAACGACTGCGCCACCGACTGGATCGCGGTGACGCTCGATTCCTGAGAATTATCGATGCGTTCAAGCAGGCTGTTTACCATCGTGTCGGGAAGAACCTTTTTGCTGCGGATGCCCAGCCGGTCTTTCTCGGACTGGATGCGCGACACCAGATATTCACCTGATGCCTGGTTGTTCTGGTATTCAGCAAACGCGCTCTGCACCACCGGAGAATATTGTTGCAGCCAGGTTCCCGGATCCGACTCTCGCGCCTTCAACACCTGGTTCAGCTTTGACTGAGCTGTTGCGTAAAGCTCCTGCTTATATTTGAAATCAGCATCATTATCTTGCGGTCGAAGCGCCTGCACCGCCGCCGTCGCCTGCTGTACGTTATCCTGCGTGATTGACTGGTAAACGGGCTGCAGGGTCATGGCCTGCTGATACTGCTGGTAGGTTTTCTCCATCTGCATGCGTTCTGCAGGGGCGGCCTGCAGCGGCATGACTGCTGCCCACTCACGCGAGCTGATAGGCTGAACCGGCTGACCAGCTTCAAGGCGAGCCAGATCATCCTGCATCCGGCTTTGCAGTGCCACGCGACCGGCAGACGCCTGCATGTCATAGAGGCCCGCGACTTTGCTCATCATCTGGGATTTGCTGGCCGGGCTCATGGCATTCCACCACGGCTGAGAAATCAGGTTCTCCATGGTCGCATCGCCGGGGATGGCTGCCGCGCTGCCCGTCACTTTCGCCACGTAATTTCTGGTTTCTTCGTAGGGG